CGGCTTCGCGCCGAGAAGCGACAGCAGATATTGTTGCGCGGCCTCCGTGGCGGAGCGCACCTGCGTCTCGCCACCCCCGGCGATCAGCGGGTTGTTTCCGGCTGCGAGCGCGATCGGATCGTTCGCGAACGAAATCCGGGCGTCGTCGATGAAGCCCTGCAATTCGTCCGTGATGGATTTGATCCGCTGGGCGGCCGATGCGAACGGCGATGATGGGCCGAGACCGCTTTCCAGGCCCAACAGCATGCCTTCGAAGGACTCCCGGAATGCAGTGGTCTCGCGGATGACGGCATCCGAGAACGCGGTCAGGACACGATTGATGGCACTGAAATCGCCGGCTTTGAACGCCTTGTCGATGAACTGCTCAGCCTGCGAGCGGAGCTGCTCGAATTGCTGCGAGATCGCGCCTTGCATCCCGCCGGACAGCGTCGAAATGAACTTCTCGAAGGCCGGGCCGGCCTTCTCCCACTCCTCACGAGCTTTCTGAAGCTTAAGATTGTTGCCGAACGCCGTGGCGACGAGCGCGCCGCCCGCCTGCGCAGCGCCGATAGCCATCTGCACCGGGTTCCCAGTCAGGGCGCCCGTCAGAAGATTTTCAAACGCGGCGCTCGCCAGCTTGTCTGCCAGACGATCCAGCCCGGCAATGAGCGCGTCCATCGCGTTCTTGCCGGTCAGTATCGCAGTGAAGACACCCTTCACGACGTCGGAGACACCCTGAAAGCCCTCGCGCATAGCGTCGGTGAGCCGCATGGCGGCCGCCTCCGATGAGGCCAGTGCGGCGGGGATATCGTTGCCGTAGATATCACGAAGCTGCTGAGCAATTTGCGTATCCGCAGGAGACAATCCCATGGTCGCTCGATCAAACTCGATATTTGCACGTACTTGCGCGACCCGCGCCAGTCGGTCAGCAGCCGCGTATTCCTCTTTTAACTGGTCGATGTACTCCTGATTTAGCGCAATGCCAGATTTTTTCGCGGCGCGCTCCGCCTCATGCTGCAATCGCAACTTAAGCACAGCCTCGCCCGTCTGGCCGGCCGTCTGCGCTTCAAGACGGAGCTGCTCAATGCGGTCCTTTGTCCTCTGAATTAGCTGATCGTATGCGCTGACTGTCGCTTTTGAGGGGTCGCCAAGTCCCAGACGGCCGCGCTGGTCCGCGTCAAATGACCCAGACGCAATGCCTTTGATCATATCTTGGGTTTGCTGCAGAAGCTGCGCGAACTTACTCGCATCGCCCATGCTGGCAACCAGTTCAGCACCAAGTTTTTGAAGAGCGGGATTCAGTAGCGCAATGCGCGCGACTTCGTCGACAAACTCGCGGACGTTGGGCGTTCCTTCCTTGAAGGAGCCATAAAGCTTCAACAGTGCATCTTCAAACGGCTGCAACTTCTCTTGGACAACGCGCTCCCCCTGCCCCCCGAACATCGTGGCAAAAAAATCCCCGAGATTGCCATAGCGCGTAGTATTGGAGATGTTCCTTCCGACCTCCTCTCTCAACTTCTGGCGGAGATCAAGTTCCTGCTGAAGAAGCTGAAGCTGCGTAACAGCCTTGCTCTGTTCATACCAATTACGAGCCGAGTTGGTGACCTTGTCGTAGCTATCCTTGACAATCTTCAACAGGCGATCGTGTTCGGCCAAGAGCTTTTCCGCAGTCGGCGCTTCCGACTTCGTGAGCTGATAGAACGCATATGCAGCAGCAGTAACAGCCGCGAATCCCGTCACCATCAACCCGAGCGGGCCAAGGAACGAAGTCACGGATGCGGCGAGACCTTTGACCGCTCCAGTCACGCCGCCCTGAGAGCCGGCAAGGATTTGATAGACCTGGCCGCCTTGTGACGCCATGATCTGGAAGGGGCTTTGGCCCATCGCCAGCATCGTGGCGACGTCGTTGATCTGAAAGCCAAGATTCTTCATTTCGTAGGCGTTCAGGCCGACCTTCTTGCTGTTGTCATTGACAACCTGCGAATGACGGCCAATGGCACCAAGCGCCTGCTGATATCGTTGCGTGATGAGTTCGACCGCGCGAGCGCGATCAGCATCCGTCCCAATGCCCGCCGCCGTAAACCGCTCAACCCGCTCAAGAGCTTGCTGATATTGCTGGTGCGCGCGGATGGCGGGATCAAGCCGGCCTAATAGCCGTTCGAACCCTTGCTCAGTCGCGCGTGTCGCCCGCGTCAGCTTCTCCTCGGAAACCGCAAGGCCGTCGACTGAGCGCGCAGCAGCATCGACGGCGGCAGAGCCATCGACACGCATCCGGTAAACAGCTTCAGTAACTGTGGTGGTCATTGCTTCAAACCAATGGCGCAATAACGATTGCGGGTGCGGTGACGACCGATCCGGCAGCCCTGTCGGCGTACTGCCGGGATGATGTGTGCCAGCGACCCTTGTTCGCCAACCATGAACGCTTTTTCTGATCGGCCTTCAGCCGATAGTTATTCGGGATGGTGACGAACTCGACGGTGATCCGTGCGACGTTTTTGTAGCGGGCCTGAAGAGCCTTCCCGACCCGCTCATAGATTCTTGGCTGGACCTGGATGACGAATGCGCGACCGGACTTCGTTTTGCCGACTTCGATCTTCCGCGCATACGGCACAAGGTTCGCGATCATCAATTCGTCGCTCGGCTTCAGGTCTGCCGGCAATGCATCGACCGCAGCACCATTGACGAACAACTGATGGCTCCTGACATAGTCCCCGGAGATCACCGGCGAGGTTTTCCGAAGCTCATCCAGTGCGAATTCAACCAGCGCCTTCAGGTTCGAATAGGTGTAGATGATCGGACCCGGCAGGATGACCGTTTCCAAGGCCCGATTGCCCGGCCGGTTGGCATAAGCGTCGAATTGAGGATTCCCCTGCCGCGCCATGATGTCAGCGTGGCCTTGACGAGCCACCTGCAAAAGCCGCTCTTTCGCATCCGCAGCAGCCTGCTTCGGCCAGTCGACAGCGACGATCCGTCGGAAAGACTGAATCGGAGTCATTGCTTGTGCTCCGGCGTTGTGAAAATTTGGCGTTGTGAAACGTCTAGGAGGCCCTGGTGGCCCGCCCCTTCACACGATGTGAGCTAGGAACGCAGAAATGAGGATTGCCATCATCAACAGGGGCCCATTGATGACGCTTTGTCTCGGACTAAGTCTAAGCAGTAGCTCCCCATCGTTTGCCCAATCATCTTGTGACCGGATCACGGACAACGTGCGCAAGCTTCAATGCGTGGTCAGGGAAAACCGCCAGAAGAACCCACCGGCCTTAGTTGACTTCGAGAAGTTCAGTGATGAGCAAAAGGACAGCCTTGCGGGCAACATTCGGAACAACGATTTGAACTGCCCCAAAGTGTCGAAAGTAACAAAGGTGGGCGAGGACGCGAACGGATGGATCGTTCGCATTACCTGTGTCTCACTAGATACAGATTCGACTTGGGAACTTAGAATGATCGGATATCCTCTCACCTCTTTCCCCCGTTTCGAACCTTGGTAACCAACTTTACCGCCGACGATCAGCGCCTCTGACATCTTCCGACTGAACGATCGCTCGCTTATACCCAAGGTCGACCAGTGCGCGCGCCTCCCACCCCATCAGCGCGACCCTCGAAAAGCGCGACCAGGCCACAAGAGATTCCCACGTTACGAGAGGCGGACCCATCCCATTGGAGGCAAGTCCCATGGAAATCTCATGGAAATAATTCCAGAGGTATACCAGTTGCCGAGGGCACTCGGGGCCTTCGATAACCGGAGCAATCTTTGGCTTCATACCAAGCTTGGCGAACTGACGGGCCGCACTCTCAGCGTGATCACCCACTGATCCACCATCGGTGAGCTTTCGGGCGTTGCGAAACTCGAACTCGGCGAAGGTTACGAGGCCTTCGACGAGTTCTTCATAAAATTTGCCTCGTTCGCCACGTAAGCAAAGCTCTGCCGCCGCAGCCAGCCCATCTCCGGTGCAGAGAACAATTCGCGCGCGTTCTCTTTACTGAACGGAACGTCGATCACGGTCCCATCCTGCTCCAGAAGATGCCAACTCGTGGCCAGCGCCACAAGCCGCTCTACCTGATCCTCGATCGGGTCTTCCTTCTCCGCCTCGGCGCGCAGCTCGGCGCGGCTGCGGGAACGGAAGCCTTTGCGGACCTGATCGACATTTTTCTTGCGATCGAGCGCGCGGCCGGGCTCGCTGTCCCACGGCAGAAATTCAACGAAGCCCTCGCGGCCCTGAGCATCCACCACCGGATCGATCTCGCCGGGATAAATGATCGGCATCTTCGCGGCGGCGTCGGTGACGACGCCCATCTTCCCAAACTTCGACATCTCAAGTTTCCTTGGCGGAGGCGGAGCGGCCCCGCCCGCCAGCGGGGCCGTCCTGTTGCGCGCAACGCGCGGGAGGCCGTTATGGCCAACCGTGCGGATGACCCCGTAGGCGGCGGGGATTGCTGGATCAGGTCTGTTGCGTGTCGACGATCTGAATGGTCGTCTCGGGAATCCCCGTCGAGGACTCCGTCGCCGTGCTCTTGAGGGCCTGAAACGGGAGCGTGATGGACTGCCCGCCCTCGCCCTGCGTCTGAAGATCGGCGCCGCCGAGCTTCACGCGCGGAAGGTAGAATGTCATGGCCGGCGTATCAGGCGCGCTCGATGTCGTCAGATACGCCAGAATTTCGAGCGTATTCTCGTTGACGAAATCGTTGATGAGGTCGGCATTCTCGAAAAATGCCGTCATCTGGCCAGTCACGTTCGCGCGGCCCAGGAAGATTTCCGGGACGAGGTTCGATCCAACGACAGGATCGGCCGACGGACTGAGTTGCATCTGGATGTTCAGCCCGGTGATGACCGCGATCGTCTGTCCCGACGCCCGCAGCAAGCCGTTGACCGCGGCCATCGTGCCGGTCGTCGTTTCGGCTGACGGGGCGGAGAAGAACGGAGCTGCGCTGTCTTCATAGATCGTCATGTTGCGACCCATGAAGTCAAAATCGACCGTGCTCATACCGGAAGCCGGGAGCTGCACGTTAAAGCCACCAACCCGGCACTCGGTGAACAGGCGGGCAATATCGACGTCCTGATTCCAGATTTCGAGCGCGAACTTGCGGCTCACGAAACCGGACGACGGAACGATGAGACGCCGGCCGATGGACACGACATCGAACTCGGTGTCGGCCGTTGCGGTCGTCGGCGGCGGAAAGACCGTCAGCTCACGTCCGCTGGTGCCGCCCATCGAGAGCACCAAGAAGTTGACGCCATTGTTGGCCGCCTCGGCAAGACCAGTAAATTGCAGGATCATGCCGGCACGGATGCCTTCCGTGATCGGGGCCCCGCCGCCAAGCGTGATCTTGGACGTCGCGTTGTCGAATGCGACGCTGGTGAAGTCGGTCTCGTCGGCCGCGATCGATGCCGCCCAAGTCCCGCGACACGCCGCCTCGAAGAAATCACCATAGGTCAGCGGCGACAATTCCCCGGAGACATTGCCCTGCACGCGCTTCACGCCATGGCGGAAATCGAGGATCTGTCGATCGCCACGGATTTCGTTCGACTGATACGTGTCTTTCGACAAAGCGAGCGTCGACGAGACGCGGCGAAGAATTTGACCGCCCGACGCGCCGGGATCGGAGGAAAAGTCCGGTTCGACGCCAGGCGTGATGACGCCGGTCGAATGAGCCTTGTAAGCAATGCGTGCGGATACGCCTTCGGCGAGAGCCATTTCAGTTCTCCGGTTTTGGGATTGAGGTTGCGGCGATCAGCCGATCTGGTCGAACGAGAGCGCGACCTCAACAATCGCGCAGTTGTAATTGTTCACCTCAGATACGAAGCCCGGCGGCGCGACGCTCGATCCCGGACCGACCGGGATGATGTCCGCAGAAAAGCACGAAATTGAACCATCCCGGTAACTCCGCAGCCGCGCAGCGATCGACTCGGCGTGCGTCATGACCGGACCCATCCCGTCCGCGCCGGTCAGCGGAGCAAAGACGTAGCCCTCAAGCATCGCGCGGTTGCGATAGGTGTTAGCTCCCCGCCCGCCGCCGAACGAGGACGGTCCAGCGCCCGAGCCCTCATTGTTGAACACCAGATAGGCAAAGGCCGCCGGCGTATCCGGCAGCACCGGAGGATCATCGCCCAGCCAGTACATCGGCAGAGTGATCCCGGAGCCGACCGTCAGCCTGGCCTTCAAGGCAGCAAGCGCCTGTGTCGCCGTCGTCATCCGCCAGCCTGGATTTCCAGGGCAATCAACGTCCCGCCGATCCTTCGCGTGTTGGCGTCGACGGCCTTGATCGCCAGTTCCTTGCCACGCACAACAACCTTGTCGGCCGTCGTCAGAGGCAGAATTGCCGACAGTGTGTCGACGAGAGCGATGATCCTCACATCGCCCTGCACGATCGATCCGACGAGCGGGTCCGGCTGATACCCCCTCACACGCGCCATCGTCGCCGTGTCGGTTTTTGGGCGCGGACTCCCGGTTCCGGTGAACCGGCGGACAAGAATTTCTTCGCCACCGTCGACTATCTCCGCTCGATGATCATCAAGAAAGCTCATGACAGTGGCCAGCACCTGAAATCTTCGAGCAAGTCGGCGACGGCCCGGTTGATGCCCGCTTCCGCGGCGCCCGACTGGTCCCACTCACGGCTGCCGACCCCTTCGACAACACGCTTGCGCAGCGCCGGGTCGGCCTTGCTGAGCGAGAACAGTCGACCGATGCGCAGCAGGATCGCGGTTGAAATCTGTTCAGGCACGGCCGCGAAGCCGACGATCGCAGTTACGGTAATCCGCGAGCCCGACTGGATGGCCGGCCAAACCTGACCATGCTTCCGTTCGATCTCCGGCTGCAAGCCATCTTCTCGCAACTGGTAGACCGCCGACGACAGTGTCTGCGGCTGCCCCACCGCATCAACATACGCGATCGATGAAATCGATTGCAGTGGCGCCACTGGAAATCGCGCAAAGTCGCAGAAGCCATCGCAGGTGACATCGACCGCCTGGGTGACGACCTTGATGCTGCAGTAGCGCTCGACGTATCCACGCTCTGACGCGATCATCCGCGTGATCATCGCATCGTAGCTGGTATCCGCCGACGCTATACCGCACTGCTTTTTGACCTCCGCCGAGGTCACCGGTTCGGAGGCCGGCGGCGCAGTGACCTTCGCGGGATACCACATCAGCCCTGAGCCCTCACGCGCGCGCGCTTCCCGCGGCTTTCGATCGGCCGCACAGCGTCTTCTAGACGCTCGACCTCACGCTCGGCGACCGGAACGGCATACCCCGCCGCGACCAGCCGGATCGCCTCGGCTTGCGAGAAATCGCGCTCATCTCCCGGCCCTAGCGTATAAGTTGGCCCCGACAATCCGACCAGGAGACGAACTCGCATTATTCGCCTGCCGACACCTTGAGGACGCCGCCGTCGCTCCAGATCTGACCCGCGACTTCCGGATCACTGGTTGGAATATTGTCGACAAGCGTCAGTAGCGCAGCTACCTCGGCCTTGAGCGTAACCTCGCCTTCAGTGACGGTGAAAAAATCACTGTCGAACGTCACCGATACGAAAAAGTCACCGGCATTCTCCAGCGTGCTGCCCGGCTTAAGAGTGACCTTGCCGCCAGACTCGACGACAAGCTCATTACCGCCGAGCGCCTTATAAACCTTGGTCGCGTAGCTCATCGCCACCTCCATTCATGAAAACAGGCTGGCGAGGCCGTCGGCCTCGCCGTTACTCTGATGCCGTTAGGGCTGGAGCAGGTGCTTGACCGCGGCGGTGTCGCCGAGTTCGCCGTCCAGCCGGATCAGACCGAGCAGGCCGATATCGGGAGCAAAGCGCTCGCGCGCGACGAACATCACCACGCCGCCGACCTTGCGGACGAAGTATTTTCCGAAGTCGCCGAACACGATGGACTTGTTCCCGGCCGCGACATCGGCCATTGCCTGATTGACCGAGTAGCGATAGCCGAGGATGTTGCCCGGCACACCGCCCTGGACATCCCCTTGAGTCCAGATGTAGCGGCCCTCGCCGTCCTTCAGCTTGCGCAACGCGCCCAGCGTCTTGTCATTGAACATGAAGCGGACCTTCGGCGACTGCCGATACGCAGGGTCCACCGAATGAACGAGGTCGATCAGCTCGTCATATGTCACGGCCGCGGCCGCGGCCGCATCCTTCCCCTTCGTCGAGGCCGTGACGATGCCGTTCGGGCCACTCGTGCTGCCGGCACCGGTGGTCAACTCGGTGTTGGCGCGACGACCGAGCCGCTGACCGAGCAGGTCGCCGAGCAACGTCTCGAAATTGAAGATCGAGTCCTGCGCCAGTTCCCAGGAGAACTTCACCCACTCGGTGTCATACGCGAAGGCCCCGAGCGACTTCTTGCCGAAGGTCGCATCCGAGCCGCCATCGTCCGTCACCGAACCAGCCTCGGTATGCGCCGCGACGGGCACGGACGTGTCGTCGATGGTCGGGATGTCGATCGGATTTCCGCCGGTGGTGTTCATCACCGTGCAGATATCCTCATCGTACATCGGCCCCCACATCTTCATGGTCCGAATGAGCTGATTGCTCAGCTCGGTCGGGATCGTATAGCCGCCGGCCGCGCCGCTGCCGCCCGTGGTGGTCTGGGCGCGAGTTTCCCTCGGAGCGGCGCCGGCCTGCAACACGGCCCGCTCCTCGGCACTGAGCGCCGACAGATCGCCCGCCACCTGTACATAGCGATGGAAAGCGGAGCGATAGCTGATCTTGTCGCCGTCATCCGCGCCGCTGGTCTCGATACCCTCGCCCAGCACGGGCCGCTGCTTCGCGCGGCGCTCCTCCTCGCGCTTCTCGACGCTGGAGACGCGCTCTTCGCGCTCGATCTGCTTTTCGAGCTTGTCGAACTCGGCCATCGCCGCATCGTGCTGGGTCTCCAGCTCCTTGGCGCGGGCCTCGTCGGTCGCCTTCTCGATCTGATCGAGACGCTCGCGGGCCTCGGCGACGATCTTCGTCTGCTTGTCCCGCAGTTCCTTAATCCGATTGCTCATCGGTCATATTCCTCTGATGAATGATGGGTTGGGCCTTCGGCGGGACGCCTAGGCTTTACTCATCGCCCGCGAGCGCAGGTCGATGGAAACCTTCATGCCGACGCGCCTTGCGGCGGCATTGAAATTCTGTTGGCGGCGCTCCTTGCGCGCGGCCTCGAGCGATCGCATGGCGATCGTCGTTCCCTCGTAAGCGGGCTCGGAGACGATCGAAACCTCGATCAACTCAGCATCGGTGATCGTGCGCGTCGGCGGATCGGTCGTCTCATCCCATTCCTGCTTCCGCACGATCATGCCGATCGACATGCCGCTGATGTCACCCCGCTCGATCAACTCGCGCGCATCGCGGCCGTCCGTCGTGTCCGGCAAGTCGATCTCGACTGCAAGGCCCTTGCTGTCCTCGTCGACCCGCAGCGTCTTGGCGCTGCTGCGGCCCAGCACGCGGCCACGATCATGCTCAAAGTAGGCGCGCACATCGCCGCCCTTGAGGGACGCACTGAAGGCACCGCGCGAGATAATCTCGCGGAAATACCCGCCGATATCGGCAGCTTCGCCGAAAACGGCCGCATAGCCGCCGACCGTGACCTTGCCGCCATCCGCCGCCGCGCGGCGCTCAACCGGCAGCGTCAGCGATCGACGCTCAGCCTCAGGCTTCGTTGTCATCCGCCTCTCCATCGCCCTTCGGCTCGTCGACCGGGTTGGATTCATTCGGTGCATTCGGCTTCACCACCGGCTGCTGCCCGAGCACGATCGTCGCTCCCTGCACCAACAATTCGTCGGCCGCCGGATTTGCGTGGCGCGGGCGGTTCTCGAGCGCCCGCGCTTCGTTCGGCGTGATCTGCGCAGTCTGCACAGCGCGCGCGATGCCCTCAATCCGCGACTTGAAGTCGCCGCGCATGAGGCCGTCGAGATTGTGCTCGACATAGCGCCCTGCATTGAAGCGACCGAACAGCTTGAGGTTCAACTCGCCCTCGAACGCCTCGGACCACTGGCCGACCAGATGCTTCACCAGGTGCAGATCCTGCTGTTCCGCATTTGTGAATGTGGCGCGTGACAGATCCTGCAAGAAAACCGGCGGAAGCTGATAAATCCGCGCGATTTCCTGAATTTGGTGCGTTCGAGCCTCGGTCATCTGACCTTTTTCGGGGTCGAATCCGATCGGCTTCAGCTCATAACCGGGCGGGATCGGGATGATCGGCTTGCCGTTCTGACGCGCCACGTCGATTGCCCGTCCGATATCGACCATCGCGCGCTTCATCGCATCGGCGCCGACCGGCAGAGGGCCAACGAGCGCCAGCGGCGGGACGCCGCCGCCGGCGAACAGCTTGCTTCCATACTCATTCATCGCGAGCGCAAGCTGGATGGCCTTCGCCGCCATGCTGATCGGTCCGTAGTGGCGCACGCCATCCGCGCGCAACATGAACGGAACATCTATCACATCGACCTGATCGTAGATCTTGTCGCCGAATTTGTACTGGAGCCGTCCGCCGACGCGCTTGATTTGCGTCTTGTTTGGGTCCATCGGCCACAGGGCCTCGACGCCCTGAGGCGTGCGCTCGATCCAGGCGAGTCCGCGCCCAACCGTGAACACCTGCTGCCAGAAGTATTGGCGGAATTTGAAGCTGTCCATTCCGTCGTTCGGCGCATCATGCACCACAACCTGGAGCTTTCCCGAAACCCTGACAGCGCCATCCTTCGTGTTCCGATACGCGTGCAGCGGCAGCGTCGCCATGGTGCGCGACAGAAACGCAACCGCGGCGCTCACCGCCGGCACCGTCAACGCGCTGTCGATCGTGACGTGAGGAAGATTGACGCCGTCGAGACCGAACAGCGCCATAAACTCGCTTGTTTGCGAGACCGGCACCGTCGGATCCTCGATGCTCGCGCGCGTCTCCGCTCCTGATCGACTGATCTCGAGGCCGATCTTCATGCGCTCACCAGCGAGAATTCCGGATCGTCCCAGGGCGACAGCACGACAGCCGCTTCCGGATTGAAGCTCATCAGAACCGCAGCCTCACCGAGCGCGATCACCGGGTCGATCTTTGCCCGACCCGACACCTGTTTCGTGATCATGATCGCATTGCCCCGCGACTCGGCTTTGGCGTTGCCGACACACCAGTTCATCATCGCGGTTCCACCGTGGAAAAGCGTCCCATCGTCGATTTTCATCGGGATCATGTTCCACGCCGGTGCGAGCGCCACACCCTGAAGGAGCCGCCGAAGCATGGCGTCCGTCATGCCGCGGCCGATCAACTCTTCGAAGATTGCAGCGATATTGTTCGGGTCGATTCCAACGGCATCCTTTTGGGGAAAAAGCCCGCTCGCAAGAACACGAGAAAAGACGTCACCCACTTTCGACACGATCTCATTCGATCGCGCGCACATCGTCAGAGACTGCTCATCCTCGAAGTCTTTCAATACCGGCGCTATTTCTCTTCGAAGAGCGAGGACTTTTTGATGGGCAAAGGCGTGAGCCCAACACAGATAGTGCCTCGTGCCCTTTTCTCGGCCAATGACGGCGATGCCGAAGAGATCGTCCATGCCACCGCCGTCGATGCCCATCGTCACGACTTCGGAGCGCTCCAGCAGATGATCGAGGTCGGCCAACCCTTCGTCGACGGCCGCATCCCAGAAGTCAGCAGCACGCCATCGGCCATCGCCAAGGCCAACACCGATCTCGATGTTCAGGTGCTGTGAGGCCCATATCTGCTCGGCCTGCTCATTGGCGCGCCCATTGTTCTGATAGTCGTCCGCAAGGCGCTGCGGGTCGATCGACCGACCAAGGTTCGGAAGCAGCGGCGCCCAGTGTCGCGGGTTGCGCCAATACACCTTGTCACGCTGAAGCTCAGGCGGAAGCTCGTAGAGAACAGGCAGCATGATCGGCGCATCACCGCCCTTGCCGTCACGAATCGCGCGGGCCTTCTTGAGCTCCGTCAGCCAGATGCCCGCCGGCTGCTCATCCGACTGCGTCGTGATCATCAGCACCTGACCGCCTTGCATCGTGATGCCGCCGCCACGTATCTGCTGCATCACTGCCGGCGCTTTCGCCTTTTTGCCGAGCTCATGAAGCTCGTCGATAATCGTCAGCACCGGGATTTCACCGGTAACGATCGACGTGTCGAAGGTCTTGACCTGCAACTCCGTCCCGGTTTTGCGCCGCAAAATCGACTTGACGTTGTCGGTGATCTTGAAGATGGCGTCGAGCCGCGCGTCGATCCTGATCATGCCCTGCGCCTGCTCGAAGCAGCGCTGAGAAATGTTTTGGCTCGGAGCCACGATCAACATCTGGCGGTTCGGGGCCTCCTCCATGAACAGCGCCGTGAGCCCAAGCGCGGCGACGTAGGTCGTCTTCGAATTCTTCTTCGGGACCATGCAAAGCAGCTCCCACACGAGCCGCCGCTTGGTCTCCGGGTCTTCACTCGCCAGAAACGCAACGAGGATGTCGCGAAACCAGTCGCCACAGGCTTCAGCCAGCGGAGGGTTGCCAGCAATATCTGGCAGCCGCAGGCGGTTGAAGAACGCCAGCGCCTTCGCTGCCCGCGCCTGGTTGAGCGGCACGGCCGCCATGGGCGTCTCGCCCGCCTGGATCTTCTGCCACCAATCGGGGCAAGAGAATCGCGGCGCGTCAGTGGACGACATTCTCGGCGGTCGCCTCGGCCTCGATCTCGGCCATCAGATCGGCATCCGCCGCTTTGGCACGCTG